CCCCGATCATGCGCGCGGCCAAGCAGGCGACGGCGCGCGTCGCGTCCGTGCCGGCGCCCATCGGTGGCTGGAACGCGCGCGACAGCCTCGCGAACATGAAGCCGACCGACGCGGTGTCGCTGACCAATTATTTCCCGACCGCGACCAACGTCGTGCTGCGCGGCGGCTACCAGAAGCACGCCACGGGCCTGCCAGGTCAGGTCGAGACGCTGATGGCGTACAACGGCGCCACGACGCAGTCGCTGTTCGCGATCAGCGGCAACAACATCTACAACGTGACGAGCGCGGGCGCGGTCGGCGCGGCGGCGGTGTCGGGCCTGACCAACAGCCGCTGGGAAAGCACGAACGTCGCCACCGCAGGCGGCAACTTCCTCTACGCGGTCTCGGGCGGCAACAGCCCGCTGCTCTACGACGGCTCGACCTGGACAGCGATCACGGGCGCCTCGACGCCAGCCATCACGGGCGTGACGACGAGCGAGCTCGACAACGTCACGCTGTTCAAGAACCGCCTGTGGTTCATACAGCGCAACACGCTCAAGGCTTGGTATCTGCCCACGCAGTCGGTCGGCGGCGCCGCACAGGTGCTGGACCTCTCGACGGTCGCGCGCAAGGGCGGCTATCTGCTCGCGATGGGCGTCTGGACGATCGACGCGGGCTTCGGCCTCGACGACAACCTCGTCTTCGTCACGACGCAGGGCGAGATCATCATCTATCGCGGCACCGACCCGGCCAACATCTCGACGTGGTCGCTGGTCGGCGTGTGGGCGATGGGCGCGCCGATGGGCAAGCGGTGCCTCGCCAAGTTCGCGGGCGACATCGCCTACATCGCGTTCGACGGCCTGTTTCCGCTCTCGCAGGCGCTGCAGAGCGCGCGCGTCGCGCCGCAGAGCGTGGCGCTGACCGACAAGATCCAGGGCGCGTTTGCAAGCGCGACCACCGCATATCAAGGCGCGTTCGGCTGGGAGATCTGCGTCGCGCCGAAGTTCAACGCGATCATCGTCAATATTCCGGTCGGCACCGGCTCGCAGCAGCAGTACGTCATGAACACCATCGTGCAGTCGTGGTGCAACTTCACGGGCTGGCCCGCCAACTGCTTCACGCTGCACAAGCAGGATCTGTGGTTTGGCGGCACCGATTACGTCGCCAAGGCGTGGACGGACGACCACGCGGATGACAACGTCTCCATCTCCGCAGGTGCGCTGCAGGCCTTTAACTACTTCGGCTCGCGCGGACAGAAGAAGATCTTCACCCGGGCGAGGCCCAACCTGTTCGCGGACGGGCAGCCCTCGGTCTTCGTGGGCATCAACGTCGATTTCCAGACCAACGACACCTCGGCTCCGCTGGCCTATCTGCCGCCGACCGGCGCGGTCTGGGACACGGCAATCTGGGATAGCTCGAACTGGGGCGCGGGCCAGAACATCTCGCTGAACTGGCAGGGCGTCACGGGCGTGGGGTACTGCGGGTCGATCAACTTCCGCTCGGCCAGCAAGGGCCTGTCTTTGGAATGGGCGGCGACGGACGTCGTCTTCATGCCGGGCTGGATCGGCATATGATCGTCGCGGGGCCGCATGTCGGGCATTGGGTGCTGGGCCGCATCGGCGGCTTCTTCGACCCGGTCTGCATGTCCGCCATCGGCTGGGAGAGCGACGGCAAGCTAACGGCGGGTGCTGCCTTCCGCGATTGGAATGGCGTCTCGATCGAAGGCCAGATCGCCGCTGACAGGCCGTTGACGCGCGGCTTCATCTCCGCGATCTTCGACTATCCGTTTCGCCAGCTCGGCGCGCGCAAGATCATCGCGACGACCAGCGCGGACCACATCCGCAGCATCCGACTCCTGCGCCGCCTCGGTTTTGTCGAGGAAGCCTGCCTGCGCGATGCTGCGCCGGGCGGCGACCTGATCATCTGCACCATGCGGCGCGAGGACTGCCGCTTCCTAGGAGAGCGTCATGGGCAAGAAGGCATCCGCACCGCCAGCACCTGACTACGCCGGCGCCGCGAAAGCGCAGGGTGCCGCCAACGTCGAGGCTGCGCGCGCCTCGGCCATGCTCTCCAACCCGAACGTCTACGGCCCGCTCGGCACGCAGACGGTGACCTACGATGGCGACATCCCGACCGTGCGGCAGACGCTCACGCCGCAGGCGCAGGCGACGCTGGATGCCCAGCAGCAGGTCGAGCGCAGGCTGGCCCAGCTTGGCCTGCAGGGCATCGGGACCGCCGAAAGCACGCTCGGGACGCCATTCCAGACGCAGACGGGCGACCTGAACACCGTCTTCGACCTGTCGGGCCTCCCGCGCGCGCCGGTCAACGCCGGGACGACCGCGCAGGAAGCGATCATGGCGCGGCTGGAGCCGCAGATCCAGCGCAGCCGGGCGCAGCTTGAGACGCAGCTTGCCAACCAAGGGCTGGCGCGCGGCGGCGAGGCCTACAACGCCGCGATCCGCGAGCAGCAGCAGCAGGAGAACGACCTCCGCTCGCAGGCGGCGCTGCAGGGCATCGGCCTCGACACGCAGGCACGCCAGCAGGCGGCAGCGGAGCAGCAGGCGGCGATGTCGTTCGAGAACCAGGCGCGCGCGCAGGCCCTGCAGCGCGAGCTGTCGCTTCGCTCGCAGCCGCTCAACGAGATCATCGGCCTGATGGGTGGCTCGCAGATCCAGATGCCGCAGTTCGGGGCCTATCAGGGCCAGCAGGTCGCGCCCGCCCCGATCTTCGGCGCGGCGCAGGCGGCGGGGCAGAATGCGATGCAGCAGTATGGCATCCAGCAGGCCGGTCTCAACGCGCAGTCTTCGGCGCTCGGAGGACTGTTCGGCACCGCTCTCGGAGGCTGGGGCTACGGCGGGTTCAAGAACCCGTTCCGCTGATTTCTGGAGGCATAGATGGCCGTTTCATTCAACCTGCCCGACCCATACGAGGCCCAGAAGGCTGATATCGCGCGCCGGCAGAAATACGCCGAGGCGCTCCAGCAGCAGGCGTTCCAGCCCGTCGAGATCCAGAGCTATCAGGGCATCCAAGCGCCGATCCCGGTCGCCGCTGGCCTCGCGAAGGCGCTGCAGGGGCTCATGGGCGGCTACTTCGCCGGGCAGGCTCGAGACGAAGCCCGCGAACTCCGCGAAGGCGACATCAAGAAGGGCCAGGAGTTCGCCGCCGCCCTGCAGGGCGCGAGGACGCCAGAGGAGCGCGAGAAGCTGACGCTGGAGGCGCTCGGCGGCACGATGGGCCAGAGCGCGCAGGCGATTGCCGGGCCGATGCTGCAGATGACCGAGAGGCGGACTGAAAGCGCTCTCAGGCGCGAGGCGCGGCAGCAGGAGGTCGCGGATCGACTGCAGGCGCAGCGGGATATGGCGGCCGAAAGGCTTGCGAACGCGCAAATGATCGCTGGCGTAGCCGCCGGTTCGCGTGCGGATGCGCTGGAGGCTCGTCGTGAAGCGGAAGCGGGTCGTCGCGAGGACCGGCAGCGCGAAAGCGAGCGCAGGGAGCGCGAGAGCCGCGAGCGCCGCGAGCAGCTGACGGCGCCAGAGCAACGGCAGCTGTTCCAGCAGGAAGACCAGATAAGCGCCGGGCAAAGCACGCTCTCGCTGCTTGCCGAGGCGCGCAGGTTGAGCGACCAGTTCCGAGGCGGCGCTGGCGCGGGCATGATGGCCTACGCCGGGTCGCAGGCGCGCTCGGCTGTCGGGATGGCCCCGAGCGAGGAGAGCAACGCCATCATCAACTACGACAACCTCGTCAAGGAGCAGGCGCTCGCCAACCTGAAGACGACCTTCGGTGGCAACCCGACCGAGGGCGAGCGCAAGGTTCTGCTCGAACTGCAGGCCAGCAGCGGCAAGACGCCCGAGCAGCGCGCCGACATCCTCGACCGCGCCGTGAAGCTGGCAGAGGACCGCATCCGGGGTGCCGAGGCGCGCGCGGAAGCCATCCGCACCCGCAGCTACCGGCAGCCCGGCGGCCAGCCCGCCGCGCCGCAGGCTCCTGGAGCCGCGCCGAGGCAGCAGCCGGCGGGCGCTGGTGCAGGCCTGACGCCCGAGGAACAGCGCGAGCTTGAAGCCCTGCGCGCGCGGTTCCCGAGGGCTCAACGATGAGCGATCGCGAGGAACTGCTAGCCCTTCGCCGCTTGGCCGAGCTCGAGGCTCGCGCTGGCGCACAGCCGGCCTCCCAGCCTCCCGCCACCCCGCAGGCGGCCCCGCAGGCCCCGCAGGCGCCCGCTCCGCGCACGACGGCCGAGCAGCTGGGCCTCGGCACCCGAGCGACCGCTCAGGGGCTCCTAGGGCTTCCTGGGCTCGTCTACGACGTCGC